TTGGACTATGCCCCCACACTCACCAGTGGTGTAATGCATTAGCAATCAAGAACACATTAGCAACTATACCCTGCAAAATCAGAATGGTTCTAATCCAAGCAACTCTATCCGATTCGTTAGAACAAGGTGATGCTTTCTCACCCAATGCTTTTGCCCAAATACGCCACATACTAACTCCTTAACTTTGGTACCCAGTATTGGATTCGAGCCAATGACCTTCTCCGTGTCGGGGAGATGCTCTACCGCTGAGCTAACTGGGTATAACTGGGGTGAATGAGGAATTTCGAAATCCCGTCCTCTCGGACCACAACCGAGCGCTCTTCCTCTGAGCTACATTCACCATGGCGGAAGGAGAGGGATTCGAACCCTCGGAACCTTTCGGTTCGACTCGTTAGCAGTGAGCTGGTTTAGACCTCTCACCCATCCTTCCATTTTTTTATTTAGTTTGGTCCACTTCCATTACCCCAAGCCTTCTCGGGTCCGACGTAACCAGTTGCTTCCCAACGAGCCTTGATCCGAGCTTCGACTTCATCGAATGACAGAGGCTCATAGTTGGTATGCTCGACAGAGACACACAGATATCGCGGATCAATCTCTGTCTTCTCGTGTGGCCACGGAACTGCAACGTCCTTAGTCACCATAACAGTACGCATCACCTCATTAGTTTTCATCCCGTATTTTACGAACTTTGCTGCGAAAATAGGCAACATATTGAACGTATCTATAAATTCTGTTTCTATCAGATGCACATCTGCATCCACCGTTAGTGTGCATACCTTTTGGTTTGTGAATCACGCAGTTTCCGTCAGAGCATCCACCTAGTGCTTCTGCACTTTCTTCAAGCCACTTGAACATTTCCAAGATTTGTTCTTCTTTGGAAGGTATACTGTTATCCATTGTGGTCGCCCCATTCTTCGCGCATTTGTCTACGAAAGTCTTCTTCACGCCTGCGATCTTCCTCGGCAGATTTGCGCTTACACATACTATCATAGACTTCGTTAGCACCACTGCCCCAATAGTTGCACTCCATCTTACAATCAGGGCAGTATTCACGACTCACTGTTTCTTGGAAGTTTTCGCTACCACAATTAGGACATGGATCGTTATGTAGCTTTTTGCCGTTGTCTACCCAACCGTTGCGTTCATTATAATAGCTCATAATCTCTTTAACGAAGTAATATCAACCCCGCCACCATAGTTGATAACTGATCCAGTCCGTTCAAAGGATTCTTTGTTGGATGCAATCCTCTGTTCAACTTCTTCAAACGAAAGTGGCGTGAAGTCGGTATGTTCTACACATACTGTCAGATAGCGTGGCGAGTTGATATAGTTTGCGTGAAGATGACCTGACACATTACAAACAAACCTATCAGACACACACTTTTCAAAAAGTGGAATATGGCTCAGGATGAACTTATCCACAAACACACGAACACCATACAGGCTATCAAAACCAACTTCACGGTAATCAGCATCCTTAAAGATATCGTGATTGCCACGAACCAGACGCTTCTTACCATTCAGCCTCTTGACATGATGCAGAGACTTCTTGTTGATAACGACATCACCCAGATGGTAAACCACATCATGAGGACCAACCTTGGCATTCCAACGCTCAACCATCGTCTCATCCATCTCTTCGGTTGAAGTGAACGGACGCAGAGGATCACCGTTGGGCAGCTTGAACTTTTCCCAGCTGTTGGTATGCCCGAAATGGGTATCACTGATTACAAAACGATTAGACATTACAACTCTCAAAAAATGGTGGACCCACCGCGACTCGAACGCGGAACCACCGATTTAAAAGAACGGTGCTCTACCTATTGAGCTATGGGTCCATAATTGGTAGACGAGGTGAGATTCGAACTCACGACAAGCCGATTAAGAGTCGGCTGCTCTAACCTACTGAGCTACACGTCCGTATTTGGTACCCACGAGTGGTATCGATCCACCGTCTCCGAGTTATCAGCTCGGTGCTCTACCTTTGAGCTACGTGGGCATTAAACTGGTATCCCCGAGGGGTTTCGATCCCCCTTCTCCGCCTTGAAAGGGCAGTGTCCTAGCCAGTAGACGACGGGGACGTAAATTGGAGAAGCGAGTGGGATTCGAACCCACGGCTGTCAGGTTTTGCAGACCTGTGCGTTGGACCACTCCGCCATCGCCTCGTTTGGTAGTCCCGGAGGGACTCGAACCCCCAACCTAACCGTTATGAGCGATCAGCTCTAACCAATTGAGCTACAGGACTATTAACCGTTATTCTTCAACCAATTCAAAATATTCTCAGGCGAAGTTTCACCATATGGATCCGTTTCGCAATTGTTTGCCATGCCAGGCTCGATAAACCACTTCTCGATCTTGCCGTTGTTCACAACACATGCATAGCGCCAAGAGCGATTACCGAAGCCAAGATTATCCTTAGCAACAGTCATATTCATACGACCAGTAAACTCACCAGAACCATCAGGGATCACCTTGACCTTCTTCAGCTTCTGGCTCTTAGCCCACTGATTCATGACAAACGCATCGTTCACCGAGATGCAGTAGATATCCTTAATCCCGAGAGCCTTAAACTCCGCAAAGCTGGACTCAAACCCAGGAAGCTGATAAGTCGAGCATGTCGGCGTAAAAGCACCAGGAAGCGAGAAAAGAACTACACGTTTGCCAGCAAACAGATCCCAAGTCGAAACGTCTTCCCAACGATAGGGATTTGGACCTTCGATCGAATCATCGCGAACCCGAGTCTTAAAGACTACGCTGGGCACATGAGTCGGAAGATATTTCGTCCAATCTTCAGGCATAGCAATTTCTTCAATATACATTATTAACCTTTCATTCAAAATGGCGATCCCGACAGGATTCGAACCTGTGACCCCATGCTTAGAAGGCACGTGCTCTATCCAGCTGAGCTACGGGACCAATAAGAGTTATGCACTCTCCGCAGTGAGGAGAAAGTTATTGGCGCTATCCATCCAGTCAAGGACTTCAGGAGCCAACTTCACGCCATTACGGTAGTCGTTGATCAGTTCGCAGAAACGACGTTCGATCACCGTGCGGCTAGAATCGTTAAGTTCCGGAAACTTGAATACCAAGACTTCAGTCATATCGCTTCTCCTAACAAAAATGGCTCCCTGAGTAGGATTCGAACCTACGACCACTCGATTAACAGTCGAGGGCTCTACCGCTGAGCTATCAGGGAAAACTCAATTCCTATTATTCATTCTACCTCAAAAACGTTATTAAGTAAAGCACTTTCTTGCTCTATTTAGGTAAAAATTACGATTTTTGCATAATCTTTTTTGACTTCTCTGCGTCTAGATGCCTGAGCTTTTGCAACTTCTTTGTGTTTCATAGTCAGACCACCTGCCCACTCATGAAGATCGAGTAAAACTCCATTGATCTCCATGTACTCAAGCATTAAAACACCTCATACAAATGCCACACAAACGAATCGGAAATCGCAGTTCCGAGATGGGTTGCGTTATGGTTATGGAATTGTTCGCCCGTTGCACGCACCACAAAGTTACGTGTTTCCAACAAATCCACAACAGCTGGCTGTTCAACCCACATGGTCAGAACACCATATTGATCAGCAACATGAAGAATCTTTGCTCCTCTTGGGAGATTCATGCAGTTATAGCCAATCATAAGAGGGTATTTGTAGATATTAACCATTATGCATCCTCCATCATATCAAGCTCACACTGGAGCTCCTGCTGGTCGCGAGCAGTGCGACCGTTAACGAGAACGTAGGAAGCCTCATAATCGAGGCGTTCACCTGCAGGACCCATTACATAGGTCTCCGTCTTGGTGGCGATCTCAGGGCGCATGTAGCCACCATACTCGCCCTTGTTGTAGATGGTGCGGGCAACAACCCACTTACCATCGATGTAGGAGAGACGGAAAGGAGTTTCCCAGGGTTCACCTTCTTCCGCAGTGTCTTCCACGATACGATGCGAGATGATGTACTCGCGATACGAGCCGCCATCCTCATTAATCAGGGCATCGAGGGTAGGAGTACCCTCGGCTTCGATGCGAGCCTTCTGGGCGGGAGTGATGTTATCCACCACGTAGGTGTTGCCACCCTTGAACTTCCAGCGATGTTCGCCAGTGAAGCCGTTGTGGGCGGCATAGTTTTCAGCGATCTGGGTGTCAATCACGAGCTTCATAATCAGTTCCTTCCAATCACTATAATTCATTCTAACCTAAATTTGAAAAAAGGTAAAGCACTATTTTGGATTTTTTTTGATCGCGTTGACATGCCTCGAAGAGATTTTGCACGAGATCCAATCGTTGTAGAATGCGTCGGACAGGATGGCGTCGTTCTCAAAAATCAGCTTGGATTCGTAGTACGAGCACTCGGATCGGTTGTAACAGATCCGGACAATCTCCCGCTGGAAGTTCTCCCTGCCCTCAGCCTCAATAGCCCTAGCGAGAGCAGGAGAGGAGCCATAGTAGTCTCTCCAGTCGCTTTCTAGGCGGATCTTTTTCCGCTTCCCTGCGACCGTCTTATACCCAGCTTTGGTGAAAAACTTTCTGCCGATATAGCGTTTGCCGGAGACAAGATTGTGAATGATATAGACGAAACCATACGCCTTGTCAGGAATCTTGAAGAATTCTTGACCTTCGTATAGCCAGCTCATTCTTCGTCGAAGGTGTAATCTTCGTCCAAACTATCGTCTAACATTTCCCCACAGAAAGGACAATATTCAACTTCAGCAAGTGTTTCGTTGATTACGCGAAACTCTTCTTCGCAATTGTCACATGTTACCCAGTCGTCTCTTTTTGCCATATGTTAACTCCGCATTTTTCTAGGAATTCGATACCGTTTCTATCGCGGTATTCTTCCTTATATATTACTTCGGAAATCCCTGCTTGGTAGAGGAGTTTCGCGCAGTCCATGCAAGGAGCGTGGGTAACAAAAGCAACAGCATCTTTCGAAGATTCAGTTGAAGCTGCTAACTTGGTAATAGCATTCGATTCGGCGTGGATAACTTCGGGCTTGGTCTTGCCTGTGTTGTATCCCATACCATCATCAATGGTATACTCACAACAGTTATCCCATCCAGTAGGTGTGCCGTTGTATCCAATCGACAGGATTCGATTATCCTTAACGATGACACAACCAACCTGAAGCCTCTTGGCGTAAGAAAGAGTCGCAGTCTCGTCAGCGACCCTCATAAAATAATCAAGAAACTTCTTTTTCACTTAACTTTTCCAATTCTAGTCTGGCTCTCTGCAGAGCCTGAATTTCAACACCCATATCGTGGATACCATGTGCATCATTGTTCATTAAAAACACAGATGCCATACCCCAACAGGCTTCTTCGCGCATCTTTAAAGAATCAATCACTTCGTTAATTTTCACAAAGTGAATCCCTTAAAAGTATCACCATCGACATCCTTCTTGACGCCGCCATTGATATAGCTGGTAATCTCAGTTTCCTGCGGCGCAACCTGCACCTCTGAACCACTGATCCACTTCTGAGTCCAAGGCAGAGGATTAGCACCAGCCTTACCATTTAGACCAATATTACCCATACGCTTGGCGGCGATGTGATCAACATAATCGCAGAGCAGCGATTCGTTCAGACCAATCATAGATCCGTTCTGAAATAGGTATTGTGCCCACGCTTTTTCTTGCTCCACCACTTTGTAAAACATGTCAATGCACTCAGATCGTGTCTCTTCCTGAATGCGTGCAAAGTCTGCATCCTCTTTTGGAAGAATCTTGAGGAGCTGCTGAGTCGAGGCAAGGTGAATGTTCTCATCCCTCGCGATGAGCTTGATAATCTTCGCGTTACC